ATCCATTGTGTACGTTACGTAACGCTCGCTGGTTGCATCGCGGGCAGTCAGTGTCAGGTGTGTACCACGTTTCACCGTTATGTAACGCCTCTTGTCGTGGTGTTAGTTTGGTGCGTTTCTGCTGGCACTCGTAACACTTACCGAGGCGCTTCATACCGTAGTGACCATGTGTTCTACACGGTTGATCAGTTATCGTGTAATCAACACTGGAATTAGCAATTTCGACGAGGCGTTTCATCTCTTGCATTTGCTCGTCTGGTATCTCAAGTACGCGACCAACTGAAGCTTCCGCCCAGTGTTTTCCGTCCTCATCGGTCCATATATATTGTGTATAGCCTTTGTATAAATGCCATAGTGAAATAGCTTTTAATTGCGAGCAACTAACACATTGTTGCGTCTTGGTGTACCGAATAGTGTAACGCGAATTACATTTTTCACACTTTTCACGGTTGTCGTAGAGCCTCGATTTAACTTCACACGCATGCTCGTAGCTCGTTGGATGTGGACAAGGAGAACCGTCAGGGAATTTGTAGTTGTATCTCATTTCTAAACCTTATAATAAATTGTCGTTACGTTGAGTTATTATTATAATGTTTGACTGTAGATATTGTCAATACCCTAGTGTTGGGGTGGATGGGGTTTTGGGTTAGGTGTGGTTGCAGACCAGTGGTGACGCGGGTTCCAGCGTTTTGAGATATTTAACCCTCACGTTTCGCACTTCTTTATATTAATTACTCATTATTATTATACTTATTGTACTTACTATACAGTACACTTCTTCTCTACTCTCTCTTTCTCTTCTATTCTATTCTTATATTTAAAGGGGTAAAGGGGTATAGAGTATAGTATATAGTAATATCAATGACTTAGGATAACCCCGCTGTTTCGATTCGTTGGGTGTACGTATGGGGTGTGGTACGGATTGTTGCGAGACTGTGCGTTTGTGGATATACTGAGCGTATGTTACGAAATGGGCTAGAATGATGATTGTGGAATTGGAAGGACGGTCGGTTGAATTGACCGATGAACAACTTAACGCTTACGACGCGCTTACGAAATTACAACGTGGCGTTGCGCTTGCTTCACTTGCTGGAAACGAACCGGCCGAAGCGCATCGCATCGGCGGCGGGAAATGTAAGAACGAATCGCACCGTAAAGATTTGGGTAATCAGATCCTATCTAATCCTCTCGTGAAGCACTTCCTATCGACAATGGCTGTCGAACCATCACCTGAAATCGCCTCAGCGGTACTCTCACGCGACGAACTCCTCATGGGTCTTACGACCATAGCCCGAACGACCATCGACGACGTGGTGAGCTTTACAGAGCGTCCTAGCGTTGACATGGAATCGGGGCTTGAAGTGTATAACTCTTCGGTACATGTGAAATCAATCGACGAAATACCCGAAGGCGCTCGCAGTGCGATTAAGTCCGTTAAGCAAACTAAAAACGGTTTAGAGATTACGCTGTACGATTCGTTAGCGGCTCGTAAACAAATCGCCGACATGTGTGGATACAACGCACCGACGAAGAGTGAAATCTCAGGACCAGGCGGCGCACCGATACAAACTCAAGACGTACCGGACGAAGAACTCGAAGCGAAATTGAAGGCGTTAGGGTTGGGTCGTTATCATAACCAGTTGGGCGGTAAACGTGACAACTAACACAGCGATTTACGAAACGCTTAAACGCGAAGCAATCGAACAGGCTCGTGAATCTCTTATGGGTTACACGCTCTACACAAACCCAACGTATGAAACGGGCTGGTTCAACGAACTGTTATGTGCTGAACTTGACCAATTCCTTTTAGACGTTGCAGACGGTAAGTCCCCACGCCTTATGATATTCGCACCACCGCGCTCAGGTAAGCTACTAGCGCACGGAACACTTGTACCGACTCCGAACGGTTACGTACAGCACGGTTCGTTACAACCAGGCGACGAGGTATATAAACCTGATGGTTCACCGGTACGAGTGACGGGTGTATCACCTGAAGACAAAGCCAATGTGAAAATAACGTTCACTAACGGCGAGCAAGTAACATGTCATTTAAACCACGAATGGACTTTTTACGATCGTACCAGCAAGAAGACTCGCACCGAAGAGACTCGATGGTTTTTAGGTAAGAATAAATTCGGTCGACAACGCGCAATGTACCAAGGCACTGAAGGTGTTAGAGGTTGTCATTATAACTACCAGTTACCAAACGCTGGTTGTCTCGAAAACACACGTAAAGATTTTATAGTCGATCCGTATGTGTTAGGTGCTTGGCTTGGTGATGGTTCACGTTCTAAACCATGTTTAACGCACGCTGCGTGTGAGACTGAAGTTGTACAAGCTATCGTCGACGCGGGTTATCCGATAACTGCACAGCGCGTACATCCTGACACGGGTGTGATAACAACTTACTTCTCAGGTACGGTCGGTGTCGCTGGTAAGCTCGCGAGAGGGCTCAGTGACATAGGCGTGTACACAGCGAGAGGTTACGCACCAGATAAACACATCCCTGATAAATATCTACTAGGTAGCGTCGAGCAACGTTTAGAGTTGTTAGCCGGTCTAATCGATACAGATGGTCACATCGACGACAAGTCACGAATGATATTTACAAGTTGTGAACGTCCGTTAATCGACAGCGCCTACAAACTTATCGCGTCGTTGGGTATGCGACCGTACATCGTAGAGCACCAACCAAGATTATCAACATCAGGTATACAGGGTCGTAAGGTTTATTGGACTGTTGGTTTTCAACCTACAATGCACGTGCCGTGTCGACTAACTCGAAAAGTTCCGACCAGGTTTGCTAAACAGAATAGAATTTCTATAAAATCCGTTGAAATGGTTGAACCTGTGAAAGGTAAGTGTATACAGGTTGACAGTGATGATGGGCTCTACGTTGTTGGTACGCGTCACGTTGTAACGCATAATAGTGAGCTAGCTTCACGACGTCTACCAGCTTACACGCTCGGTAAATATCCTAACTGGAACATCATCGCCGCGTCGTACGCCTCACCGCTCGCGTTCAAAATGTCACGTGATACACAACGCATTGTGAAATCAGAGCACCATGTGGACGTATTCCCCGACGCTCAAATGGGCACTCTTAAATCTGATGCCCGTACATCGGTAGACGAATGGGAAACGATTAAAGCAGACGGCTCGCTTGCTGGTGGTACGTATCGTGCGGCTGGCGTGGGTGGTGGTATCACCGGTCAAGGTATGAACATCGGTATCATTGACGACCCCGCAAAAGATTACAAAGAAGCGTCGAGTCCTGCGTACCAAGAGACTGTTATCGATTGGTACGAAACGACGTTCTACACTCGACGCGACCCGAAGGTCAACGGGATAATCATCATTTTAACGCGTTGGCACAAGAACGACTTAGCCGGTCAGTTACTTGAACGAGCGCGTGAGGGCGGAGAAGAGCTCCGTGTCGTTTCGTTCCCCATGGAGTGGGACAGCGACGAACCAGAGCGCCACGAGCTCAACGGGGATACGTACACGTTACGTCAACCTGGGGAAATACTATTCCCTGAGCGTATGCCGCAAGGTTTCGTAGACCAGTGTAAGGCGTCAGGCTCGCTCACATGGAACGCGTTGTATCAGCAACGACCCACCGCCAAAGGTGGTTCACTCATCAAGTCTGAATGGTTTGGTGAGTACGATATACTCCCTAAGATGAAATTCTCGTACATCATCGGCGATACGGCCCAGAAGACGAAAGAACGAAACGATTTCTCAGTGTTCGAACATTGGGGTCTCGGTAATGACGGGTACTTGTATCTCATCGATATGATACGCGGTAAGTGGGAAAGCGACGAGCTGAAGAAACGATGTGTCGCGTTCTGGCAAAAAGCTAAACACATTCACGGTTTGTCGTGTCGTAAGTTAATGGTCGAGGACAAAGCGAGCGGTACAGGTTTGATACAACAGATACGTAAATCCACAAAACCGTTAATACCTGTCATGGCGATACAGCGTAACACCGATAAGTTGACACGCTTCATGGACGTGCAGGGTTATATTGAATCAGGCTATGTGAAATTACCGAAGGATGCGCCGTGGCTTAACGATTTCTTAGCGGAGTGTGAGGGGCTTCAAAGTGACTTCAAAACCCACGATGACCAAATCGACCCGATGATTGACGCTATTGACCAAATGCTCGACCATAAGCGCCCATCGTTGAAAGACTGGGTTAAATAGCCCTAAGCGCGCGACGTCGTTTAACTTCACGCGTTACGCGCAATTCATGTTGAAAGCATAGACCACGCGCCACACGCTCATAGTAACCCATGGTGTCATATGCGAATCGCGGTATAGGTTGTTCGAAGCGTGACTTACGTTCACGCTTTTTGTACGCTTCTCGGTTGTCGGTTATTTGCATCTCATCGCCTTTTTAAGTTTGTATCGTTTACCGACAATCATCATAATTGTTCGGTCCATTTCACGTGCTAGAAGCTCGTTGTCGTCACACGTTAAGATCCGTTCACACTCTTCAGGTGTGTAACGCGCTCGACGTATGCGGAATTTATACCTGTGAATTTGCTGGCCGATAGCGTTGTAAGTCCTACCGAGTCGCTCCGCTATCTGCGCGATTGAATACTCTTCACTTTCGACCATTTCACGCATGATACGTATTTCAGTTGTCGTGTACTCTTCGTTGTTACGGTTAGTCACGTTTCACCCAACCGTTTTGTTCTTTAGCGTAACACCCGTCGAAAGCTATGAACTTAGTTTCAACACTCGTGATCTCTTCGTAATTGTTACAAACCCATTCTTCGTAAGTGTTTATCGACCATACGAATGACACGCATACTGCGACGAATATAATAGCGAATATTAACTCATGTTTTGTTTGGTAGTGCATAAATCACCTGTTGTTTGTTTCGTTTCGATGTAATGAATAATACACCTTAGTGACGGTACGGTCAACACTTAAATACAAATAAATTTAAAATATTCCACTCAGGTGATATACTCTTAATAATTCCGATTCATTGAGTACCGTATAACATGACCGACATCGTACCAATACCACCACCGACGCTTGACGGGCTTAGTAACGTTATGACCGGTCTAGGTGGTGCAAACTCTAAACGCTCTCACAACAAGTGGGACTACCCGCTGTTTAACGACTTCTCGACCTTAGATGCATGTTACACGTCTAACTGGATAGCCCGTAAAATTGTGGACATACCCGCCGAGGATATGACGCGCGAATGGCGTCGTATCAAGTGTGACGGCGCTGAAGAAATCACAGCGTACGAAGCGCGCGTTGGGATGCGTCCGAAAGTGCAAGAGGCTGTTAGCTGGGGTCGTTTGTACGGTGGTGGTGGTATCTTGATGTTAACCGACCAGGACTTAACGAAACCGTTGCGAGTCGAGCTAATCAAGCGTGACGGGCTTAAAGGTCTTAAAGTGTTCGACCGGTACGATATGCAAGCCGGTACGATTAACACGTGGGACATTCTTGCTGAGAACTATTTGAAACCTGAATTCTACACGGTGCGTGGCGGTGCGATGCAAATTCATCATAGTCACTTCGCACGTTTCACCGGTGAGCGTTTACCGCTACGTATGCAGCAACAAACGCAAGGTTGGGGTGACTCAACGCTTCGTAAGTGTATCGAAGATATTACCGATATGGTTGCCGCGAAGGACGGTATCGCTGAGCTGATGCAAGAAGCGAACATTGATATAATCACACGTAACGGCCTAGCAGACGAGTTAAGCACCGACCAGGACGATATGATTACCAAGCGTTACCAGATGTTCAGCCTTATGAAGTCATCGATACAAATGGCATTACTTGACGGTGGTGACGGTGCGGGTGGTGGTACGGCCGAGAAATTTGAACGAGCCACGTTAAACCTGTCGGGTGTTGCGCCGATTATCGAACAGTTCGTTACGTGGATTTCAGGTGCGGCAGACATACCGGTCACACGTATGTTTGGTACTAGTGCTAAAGGCATGAACGCCACAGGTGAGGGTGACGACAAGAATTACAACAATTCGATTCGCGCTCAACAGACTAGCTATCTACACGAACCGATGCGAATACTTGACGAGGTGTTAGTCCGTAGCGCGTTGGGTCGCTTCCCTGACGAGTACGACTATGTGTGGAATCCGCTGGCACTACCCAACGACCTTGAGCACGCCCAGGCTGAGAAGCTGCGAGCCGATAAACATTCGTTGTACTTAGCTGAAGGCATCGTACAGAAGTCGCAGGTTATGCGTGAACTCCAAGCAAACGAAGAGTACCAGTACGATGACGACGAGCTTGAAGAATTAGAAGAACTTGAAGAAGGTAACATGTTCGAAGAGATGCCAAGTGCTGAAGACGACCCGATGCGTTACGCAGAAGAGCAAGTTAAGAAGAATGAAGCCCCGTAACGGGGCTACTTGTTATAAAATTGATTGGTGTTATTAACGCTTGTCGTTAATTCAACGGTGCCAAGGTTCCAAATTTTCTTAACCCATGATGTACCCGTGTAATACATGTCATGGTTGTAAAAACTATTGGTCGATTTTTGAAGTATTACTTCATTACCGTTTACAACGTCTTTAACGACTGTTAAGAATTGTTTATCACCACTCTTCCGAGTCTGTATTACAAGCACATCACCCTTAGATGGCGGTGTCGAACCCATGATATTTAGGTGTGATAACTCTACGTTCATCACACCAACCCCCAAAGTTTTAAACGTTTCTCGTAGCACTCTACGAGTGTTTCGTCTTGTTGACCGAGCCAGTCGGCAAACGCTATTATTTTTGCTGCGGTGTGTTTCATTGCACTTCCTCCCAGTGACCCTCATCGTTCAAATGGGGGCAGGCTGAATAAGACGGTCCCATAATGTAAATAGTGTCCCCGTCATCGTCTATAATTATTTCGTCGACACCATCCTGTTCAACATGGTAAATTTTACCCGCCGTTATATATTCACAACTTGTATAACTAGTCTTAACCTTCATATTTCTACTCACTTATTTAATTGACTGTAACGTCACTATATACACACTCGCGCAACGTGTCAACACTTGTTATACTGTGAATATACCAACGAACCGAGCAGCATCATGACGAGCGCCGAACTATTACAACAGCAACTAGCGACCAGCAAGCGCCGCAAACCGAAAGGCGTTAAGCAAGACTTACAAGCGGGCGCAACGTATCACACAGAGTTACGCCGTATCGTGCGTGAAGTGCGTAAAGACATCGATACGCATGTGATGAGCGCCGTTAAGTCGACAAGTTTTGAATACATTGCCGACGGTGTATCGACTCACGTCGTTATGGACTCGTACGTCGACGTTATCGCAGGGGCGTTAAAACTCGTTAGGGAGCGTTGGTCAAGTCCACAGTTTAACGCACTTGCGACTCGTATCACGCGTAAGTTCGTTACGACGGCTAACAACTCAAACGCTGAACGTACTAAACGCGACCTGGGTATCGACGTGTTTGTCGACAACTCAGAGTTGCGCGACTACGTACAAGCATCGATATATGATAATGTTCGTTTAATCGAATCGATACCGGCTCAATACTTGACGCAAGTCGATAGTATCGTGCTATCGGGTGTCAGATCCGGCAGTAGACCTAATACAATAGCGAAACAGCTCCAGCGTCAATTCGGCGTTACAGAGCGTCGCGCTAAACTTATAGCGAGAGACCAGTCAAATAAAATCAATTCAAATCTTTCTAAAATGAGAATGACTAATGCGGGTTTCGAGTATTTCCGCTGGGAGACTTCACACGACGAGAGGGTTCGCGATAGACATAAACATGTGTCTGAACGTGTAACCGCTTACGGCGAGGGTGTGTTTAGATTTGATAACCCTCCTATAGTAGATCAGAACGCACCTCAATTACCAGGTGAACCGATCCAATGCCGCTGCATAGCTATACCGATAAGTGGTGAAGAAGTCGCAGAAAACCAACGTAAAGGTTTGACTAACCCTAGTGTAAAACGTTAATATACACATCGTGGCTACCTTTAGCGGGGGAATATCGGAACACAGAACCGACCGCCACAAACCTTCCATTTCTGTGCAACTACTCTGTGGTGGTTAAAATGAATATCATATCTAGAAAAGAAGCAAAAGCGAAAAACCTTACCCGTTATTACACTGGTGAACCTTGCAAGTACGGTCATGTTGATGAGCGTAGAGTCAGTAATAGTGATTGTATGTCGTGCAGACGTAAACGATATAAAACATACGCGTCTAAGAATCAAGAAAAGGTTAAAGCTAGGGCTAAAAAATACCGTGAAAACAATAAGGATAAAATTCAAGAGTATTACGATAAAAACAAAAATCGAATAGCTAAACTTAAAAGAGAATATCAGGTTGAGAACGCTCAAAAAATAAAAGAATACCAAAGAGAATGGACGAAAAACAACCGTGAATATATTAGAGGTTACGTTAATGAAAAGAACAAAAACGATCCAATCAGGAAAATTTCTAACCATAGTAGAAGTATGATCTATAGGATAATGAAAAGTACAGGTGGAAAGAAGGTGAACAATACTTCTGATATTGTAGGCTACACGTCAAAAGAATTAAAAGAGTATTTAGAGTCTTTATTTCTTGACGGTATGACGTGGGAAAACCACGGTGAATGGCATATCGATCACATTGTACCTGTATCATGGTGGTTAAAGAACGGTGTTACAGACCCTACGATGGTCAACGATTTATTAAACTTACAACCACTGTGGGCTAAAGATAATTTAGCTAAGTCCGATAAACTGATATAAAAAAAAGGGCGCTTATTGCGCCCCGTCTAGTTACTGTCCACACTGCGTCGAGTAATTTTCGTACTCTTTGAACAACCGTTCAGCTTCGTCTAGCTCTTCCATTTCTAAAGCCGCTTGATAAGCGCGATACATTTCGTCGCGCTTCTTTACGTACCAGTCTTTATTTGGCATTACCGTTCAACTCCTCTTCGATTAGATGTGCGTAACCCTTAATGTCGTGCCACGAATCTGTGTGATTTGGATCACCGTTTAAAATGCGTCCCACTTTGTGCTGTATCATTTCAAGCGCTTCACGTTGTGACGGTGTTAGTTTCGACCAGTTACTTGTAGAGCGCATCACGCTTTTCAACTCTTGCATTATATCCGCACCGTCTTTAAACGTACCGTAACGATTTCCACGCTCTTCGACTGTCGCGTCGATACCTGTCGATGACGCTTCAAACTCACCTTGCTTAATATAATTAGCAGCCATACTATCGCTGATTTTAATAGCGGGTTCCCAATCCGACATGTTTATAATGATATACTCACACCATTTCTCGTCGTCATGATAGTAATAATCGCAATCTTCACGTTTTAATAACGGGTGGGTTAACGACTCATTGTAACGATACTCAACATCACCACACAATTCAAAATCTCCGTGTGTCCATACTTCACCATCGTAGTAGTCCGGTGAGAAATGTTCGGACAGGTCTACAGTGTGGTATGAAAACGGTATCGTCGGGTTGGCGAAACAAACATTACCGTCATCGTACAGTGTAACATGGTTCGCTTGGTACATCGTTGTCGGCCATTCCGTAACGTGTTGTTTAATAAATTCTAGACTGTTCATACTCGACCCTCTTCGTATCGACCTATACGTAAATTCAATATCATTAAGTAACTTGACATGTATATTAGTTGAGTACGTAACATTTTTAAATCCTCCTCGTTGAAATTTTTAATTTTATCTGAATCCAAGAATACTGTTAATTTATCGGTTTTAAGTTTCAACTCGTCACGTTCTTTAATTAAACGTTCCGCGTATGGTTCGACGCTCATCGTCCTGTAACCCTTTATTTAATTGACTGAACCGTCACTATAGGGTATATAATAAAAATTTGCAAGTATTATTATTAACGCGTTATACTGTACCTAATGAACTTATAGGTGATACGAAAGTGTTGAGAGTACAAGTTAACGACAAAGTTAGTTATTCCATAACTAAACGAACTTATACGGATGAAGGTTTCCTTTCCGTACCTGGTCGTGTCGCTCGTATAGGTATACAACAATACCTTGCTAACGAGTTAGGTTTAACTGATAGAACACCTAACCAAATCGTAAACGTTTACCGCCCACCTGAAGAAGTATTCAACCCCGATTCACTAGCGTCATACGATACGCGCGACGTAACGTTAGAACATCCTAACGAGATGGTTAACGCCGATAACTATAATTCCACAACTGTGGGTTTAGTGCATGGCGCAGCTTATCGGGACGGCGATTTCGTAACAGCTAACATAATTGTTAAGTCGAAAGACGCGATAAAAGCCGTTGAGTCTGGTAAAGTACAACTATCAGCCGGTTACACAGCTGTTTACAGTGAAGAAAAGGGTGTTACGGACGACGGGCAAAATTACGATTTTGTACAACGAGATATAAAAATTAACCATGTGGCCATATGTGACCGTGCAAGAGCGGGAGCACAGGCCAGATTATTCGACAACCACGGAGTAAAAACCATGAACAAGGTAACACTTGACGCTGGTCGCTCAATCGAGATTGAAGATGCTGCGGTTGCCGCACTCGTTACAGATTCGATTGCACGATTAGAGAAACAAGTCACCGATGCTCAAGCCGCTATCGACGCAGCAACCGCAGAGCGTGACACTATCGCCGAGAAACTTACAGCCGCTGAACTAGCTACAAGCGACGAAGCAATCGCCAAGCGCGTTGCAGACGTTGCGAGCGTGCAGTCTCAAGCGCGTAAAGTTGCGGGTGATAAATTCACATGTGAAAGTGTGGACACATTAACGATTCAACGCGAAGCGCTTAAAGTTGTGCGTGACAGTGTTGACTGGTCTGAAAAAGCCGAAGCGTATGTACAAGCCGCTTTCGACATGGCCGTTGCGGACGCTGAAGCGACCCCAGCACATAAACCGACCGAACAACACGCGTTACTCGCACAAGATGCAGCGAACGGTACAGGGCAGCAAGAAGCTCCACAATTAACGCGTGACCAAGCTTACGCACAGAAACTTTACAAACAATCGGAGCGTATCTAATGGCTATCGTAGGTGGATATACATTAAATCATAACGCAGCGTATGCTGGTATGGTTGCGGACGGTCAGTTACTTAACTCTGTTTCACGAGTTAACAAAGGTACTGACAACATTTTATTTGGTAAAGGTTTAGTGTCTGACGGTGAAGACGGCGCAAAACTACCTGTACCAGCTTCAACTGCTGCGCAGTTCAACGGCGTGTTAAAACGCGAGTTAAACCGCGCACACACTGACGCAGACCCGCAAGGTGCGTTACCTAAGTACGACATGACTGTCGTTACAGAAGGTGTTATCTGGGTTACAGTGCTTGACACAGTTGCTAAAGACGCACCTGTGTATTTACGTGTGGGCGCTACAGACGCGGGTGACTTCTCAGGTATCGCAGGTACTGGTGACACTGCGGGTGTGCTTTTACCAAACGCAAAATTCTTAACCGCTGGTGATGCTGGCGACTTGGTTAAAATCTCACTAGGGTTAGGTGGATAACATGAACACTAACAAAGTTACAGTGACGCTTGACACTCAATTCAAGCAACCAGTATGGTTAGGTGGTAAAACACAAGTAAGCTTCGATTCGACAATCCCGACTATGGATGACGGTATCGGTTTTTACATTTCACAGCTTGCACACTTAGAGTCTACACTCTACGAAACACCTTACGCGGCCATCGACTACGCAACGCTCGTACCGTTCATGACTGACGTACCAGAGTGGGCAGACGAGTGGAATTATATTTCTTACGATGCTGTAACGATGGGTAAATTCATCGGTTCGAGCGCGAAAGACTTACCACGTGTTACAGTTAATCCTGTTAAAAGTAAGGTTCCAATCGGTTATGCTGGTATTGGTTACGACTTCTCACTTGATGAGTTACGTAAAACCGCACAGTTGCGTATGCCTATCGACACTACTAAAGCGCAGGTTGCTCTACGTGGTGCACAGGAGCACCAACAACGTGTGGCTTACTTCGGTGATGAATCTCGTGGTATGACAGGTCTGTTTAACAACCCTAACTTAGCGCTAGATAACTCGGTTGTTGATTGGGATACTGCTACAGGTCAAGAAATCGTTGACGACATGAACAGTTTACTAATTAAAGTGTGGACTGGTTCTAAATCGATTCACCTACCTAACACGCTAGTAATGACCCCAGACCGTTACGCGATTCTATCTAGTCGCCGCATGGATTCGGGTACTGATACAACTATTTTACAGTTCTTTATGCGAAATAATTTGTACACTACTCGTACTAAACGCGACATTATGATCGAGCCACGTTACCAACTTGAAGCCGCTGAACTAGCTGCTGCCGGTGTTAGTAACGGTGGTAAAGACCGTATGATGGCTTACGAGATGAATCCACAAAATTTAGCTTTAGCTAATCCGATCCCATTCCGTCAAACAGCGCCTCAAATCCAAGGTTTGAACATCGCTGTAGATTGTGAATATAAAATGTCGGGTGTTGAGTTCCGCTTCCCGTTCTCAGGTGCTTACCGCGACGCGGTGTAAAAACTAATTAACTCGCTGCGGACTCACGTGGAAGGCCCGCCACACCGCAGCGAGTTATACTAATCATCGGGTCGAGGGCTAATATCATGTTATTGAAAAATAATTCAGCACGTTTAATTACTGTTAACAAATCATTAGACGTTAAGTACGACATCTTACCTGGTAAAAACCCTGCGGTTGAAGTACCTTGCGAGTTGTGTAAATCTGATTTCGTTAAATCGTTAATCAACAATGGTTCGTTAATCGTACAATCTGGTTCGGTTGAGGTGTTAGCTAACCCAACTAAACCGGACTTACCGAAACCTAAAGCGCTTGACGATACTGACAGCGGTGAATCGTTATATACAGACTTCGACAAAGCGCAATTAGTTGCACAGTGTGAAGCGCGTGACATTGAAGTAGGTTCACGTGACACTAAGAACGACCTTGTCGCTAAGCTTGAAGCTGCGGACGAGTAATAACTCATAGTTGACTGACTGTTGGGCTGCTATATGTAGCCCTTTTTTATACTTGGAGATTGTAAAATGGCTGATACTTTACCAGACGTAACGCTACCCGCTAAAACACCTGTGGATTTATACGCCGCAACGGGTATAACGGTCGGTACGCAAGTTAACGTTCAAAACTTGACGAGCGGTGACGTACGTGTACACGTTGGCGCAACAGAGCCGACGCTAGGTGTTTCGGGTTCAGGGTTACTCGTACCCGGTCAGAGTGGTGAAAATACACAAGGTGATTCGGGTCTTTGGGCGTGGAGCATTACCGGCGGGGCTGTACAAGTTACCGAGGTTGTGTGATGGCTTTCCTACCTGGAGTCGTACCGAACCGCGATAAAGTATTGTTTGGCGCGTTAGGTGATATTGTAACGTCAGACCCGTCAACACCTGAAATAGTCAACCATGTCGCTAATCTTAACGGTGATAACCAATGGTGGTTATTAACTGAAACAATCACAATCCCTTCGGGCGCTAAAATACGTTTTAAAATGGTTGGTGTGACTGAGGTTTCATACATCTCTGAAATACTTTTCGGTGAAAACGAAAGTGAAACGGTGAGGACAAGATTATATCTGAGCGCTGCTGACTCAAGACCACCTTACATAAAAGCTAAAGGTGATGTGGTAGGTACTGTCGACGGTGTCGATATGAATGAATCGTATCCGTTAGACGGACTAGTTCACCAAGTTGAACTAACAGTAAATGACACGTATTACGTAAAAGACATCGGTTCTCGTGACGGTACACCGACTTACTTCTTAAAAGGTTCTGTGTTTGAATTTGAAGTTGAGGTTAATGGTGTCGTAACTCATTCAATACCACTTAACAATAAAGAACAAGGTGCGAGTCAACTAGCCAGTGTCGGTAATGTTAACGCAACCATGCCTAATTATAACATTGACGTTTGGAGCGTATTAGAATGATCCCTGATTGGCGAAATATTAAATCGACCGATGCGATGATTTTACAGATTATCAACGGTCGTCGCGCTTTATGTACTCAGACGTATGATGAAGCGAATAAAAAGCAATCTGTACAGTGGGAAGCGTCTCGACTCGTTACGCTCGCTTCGGGTGAGGCAGCGACGTCGATATTACTCACTGGTTCACAAACTGTGGATTTAAAAAAGCGCGAATTTGCGTATCGTAAAGCGGGTGTCGTAGCGCGTGTTTATAAAAACCCGACATACACTGGTGGTACTGAAGACGCGTTATATAACCTTAACACGTCGGGTGGCTTACCAGAAACTAAGCTCCTTACTGGTTTTACGTTGACTGATAACGGTGTAGAGTGCGCTGCGCCTATTTACGCGATTGGGCCCGACACAAACCAGACGACCGGTGCGAGCACAACAGCTCACGCAACGAATCGAATTTTAGAACCTAACACAGCTTATCTATTAACCTTCGAATCGCTCGACGCAGCGGAACAAGACGTTGCAGCGCGTATCGAGTTTTACGAGGGTGGTTTAGATTTACCGAATGGTGACTTACTATGAGTGTGGAAATTACACAAGAAATAATCGACGCGTTTCGCGATGACGAACCAGCGTTTAGTGATGTTACGAAATGGCCTGACAGTGTGATACGTAAGGCGTTTTGTGAAGCGTTCCCTGAATGCGGTGGTCGCGGTTGGGGCGCGTTTGACGTGACAGATTGTCAGAACTTTAAACGTCGCGGCGTGTTCTTATTCGCTGCGCACTGGTTAAGTGTTACATATAACACAGGTAACGCTGCAACAGACCCGACCGCAATTAACGCCACAGCGCGTTTAAACGTTGCTGCTAAGTCAATACGTGACGAGTCTGTTACGTTCAGGGTCGGTGCAATCCAGTCGACACAGGATGATTATTTGAGCCTCACAAACTACGGTGTTCAATATCTTCGCTTAAGACGCCGTGCGGGCATGGGTGCTCGCGCTGTATAGCGCTTCAAGCTCTCGACGTGCTTCGAGTTCGTCGAGACGCTTTTTAATCGCGACACGTTTCGCGTTTGCTTTATGTTCGCGACTTCTCGCCACTGAACAATCGACACACTTATCATTCGACACGTAACGTAACTTATGACCATGTTTACACACGTGGAAATAAACGGGTATGTCGAGTTTTTGACACTCTTCTTTCGTCATTTTATTGACAGTTACTTTACGATGTATCGCCGCCGAATCACCATCTAGATTGTATCTACTCATCGCTTTGGTTCCCATTGGTTAGCGTAATTACTTAGTTTACTACGACTAATACCTAACATTCTAGCCGCTTTCGATACGTTACCGTAACACTCTATTAATGCAGCGTCGTACATTTTACGTTTCATAACGTCCAGCGCGTCACCTTCGTTCGCTACGATGAACGCTCGTAATTGTTCCGTTGTCATTCTCTATCTCCACAATTTTACTGTACGGAAAGTGTAACGCTTAGTGACGGTTACGTCAAGTATTTAATGGGGTGGGTGTAGGGTGTTGTAAGTATTTGAATTTAAAGCGATACCCCGAAAACGGGTAAAATCCCGAACTTTCTCACTCTCTTAGTAATACTCTCAATATTATTATTATGATTATGATATATACCTATATATTACTGTTATGCTCTCTACTATCTATTCTTATATTTATAGGGGTAAAGGGGTAAAGAGTGTATAGTATTATAAGTATCAAGGACTTAGGACAACCCCGCACCGTCACCCCGGAAGTATTTAAACGGGGTCGATTGCAACAACCCTAAATTGTGAATATACTAAGCACTAGTGACCATGGGAGATTTAACATGACTGACGACTACGAACCACTTTTACGAGAAGCTTTACAGATATGTGAAGATATAGACGCACTATTACGCGAAGTAACACGCCGCATCATGGTCGAACGCACACCATCGAAATGATAAAAACTACCGTAACAGGCGCAGACGACGCCATCGCCCAAATAACTCGCGAGCTTGAAAAACTCAAAGTTGATAAGTTCGTGACGGTCGGAATACACGAAGACGCCGGAAACCACGACAGCGACGATATTACAAACGCGTCGTTAGGTGCGATACATGAGTTCGGCGCAGAGGTTAATCACCCGGGCGGTACGTCTTACGGTTACGCGTCGAAAGCCGCAGCGAATCGAAACGAAGTTAGGTTTTTAAAATCGGGTAGCGGTTACATGGAGCTTGGTGTAACTGGACCACATACGGTAAGTATCCCTGCGCGACCGTGGCTTAACCCTGGCGTAGCGTCAGGTGACGAAGAGTATTTAAAAATTATAGAGCGTGTAATCGCGTCGGGTGAACCGCTCGACAAGGCGCTCGAACAAATCGGAGTCGTAGCGGTCGGCATGGTTCAAAAGTACATGACTGACTTAAAGACCCCACCAAACGCGCCGAGCACGATTAAAGCGAAAGGGTCGTCTAACCCGCTAATCGACAGCGGCGCACTGAGACAAAGCGTAACGTATAAAGTTACATCAACTAAACCAACTGAGGGTTTGTAAAATGGCTATGAGTGAATTTAAAGTGGACGTTTCAGTACGTCACATATGGTTTATTAAGTTAATCAATATCCCGCTCGTTACGTTTGGTTTCAAACCTTACGTGCCTAAATTCTGTATGGTTGTTAGTAAACCGTATTCATCCGAGGTGATTGGACCATGAGTGAAGACGATAAAGAATTTTTAATATTTATTTTGGTGTCAGCGGCATTCTCTGCGTTGATTTTATTTATTGGGTTTTCTAGTGCTGATTCTATGGTTGAGTCTATCTACGAATCATTACCCTACTTGGATTGTAAAAATCATGATTAACGACGACTATGAACCTATTATCACGAACGAGGAAGATTGGCCGATATGAGCAGTTTAGACATGATGGGTTTTGTAGACCCTGTATTCACATCGATACCAGCGACACGCACGTCTAAAACGGGTGGTGGTTACGTTGACGGGATTTATCAAGAGGGTGTAGAGTCCACAACGCCACACACTGTGAACATACAACCCGCAACGGACAGAGAAATCGAAGCGCTTGAAAAAGGCGGTGAACGTATCAAAGACGCTCGCGTGTTACATATTAACGACGGAATCGACGCGAGTATATCACCCTCAGACGTTTGGGAATTTAACGACCAACGTTACAAATGCCACGAGTTAGATAACCGTTATTGGCGTAACTACTGTCGAGCTGTGGTTAGTCGAATCGATAACCAATAGCGTACAGCGTTACGTGGTGTTATACTGTGAATATTATTACTAATGCGTGTAACACATTATGAGTGTACTTTTAGATATTATACTGTTGGTTGGTTTACTCACCATTTGTACGGCGATATATAAAATGTTAAAGCATTTAGGTATCTGCGTATTTTGGGCTAGTCGTGACACAATTTGGGTCGCTCGTAACTTACGAGAAGGTGTGACATTCAAACAAGCGTTTTTACCAATCGTAAAAATGTACTTCAAAACGATTTATAGAACTCACAATTTACGTTTGTCGGGTTGCGAGCGTACTTCATGAATCGTTTAGAGCTATTCAATATACTGCTACCAATCGTCCGTAGTGTGACGGGTGTAAGTGAGGTCATACTCGCTAATCAAGTGCGCTCGGACGGCACAGGTATTACTTCCCCGTCGGGTGAGTACATCACGATTGAGCCGAAACAATCCGTTTCGCAACGTGGTCAAGCTAACATCTATCGAACCAACTCATCGACAGCGCAATCGCTAGACGTTAGCGTACGCGCTCAAATCATCGTAGAAGCCGACGTAAACGTTTATCGTGGTGTTGACGCCATTAGTCGCGTAGAATCCCTCATAGAGTGTAACAAGCTCCCTGACGTATCAAACGCGTTACGAGCGAACGGTGTCGGTTGGCAACGTGTAAGTACGCCGAACAACCTCACACGTATGCAGTCGGGAAACCCTGAACAACGCGCACAGTGTTACATCTATTTATATTACGAAACAACTTCACAAGCTACGATTAACTCTATCGAGTCGGCTAGCTGGGAAATACAAAACGAAGACGCTCAAATTGTGGCGTCTGGTTCAACAGATTAGGAGCTGGTCACATGGCCGATATTAAAATCACAAACTTACCGCTCGGTACGGACATAGCTGACGACGACGAGCTTTTATATATTGACGTTAGCGACCAGACAGCAGGACCCGACGGTACTGATAAGCGTGTACTTATTGGTTCACTACGTAATATCGTTGAGCGTAACGCCACGACTGAAGACTTAATCGCGTCGGACTTATCGTCTTTCGCCGTCGGTAAGTCCATCACCACAGTGGGTTTTTACGAATCGGGTGACGGTGGTGATGCTCAATGGGTTAAGACTGCTGACACTGACACATCTAGTCAAACACCAGCACAGTTAGGCGACGCTAAGTTTACCGATTCTGATGGCGCTGTTTGGGAGTTATCCTCCTCTAGATTCTCTGCTGCTTCTATTGGTTACTATGACGGTGATGATTTCTCCGAGTACATGAGTTGTATTTTGGCGGCAAATAATAGAGGTAAAACATTTATATTTGACAATATAAATCACTCAACAAGCGGTCCGTTAATTTTAAGCGCAGGATTTAAGTGTGAAACTATGAGTGAAGCAGTGATAACTCCTAACGCTGGTTTTTCAGGGGACGGTGTTATTATTGAGTCTGGGTTTAGCTCCGCTATAACTTTACCTAGAATTACTGATTTTAGTGAGGGGTCTGCGATTACTTTGTACGGGTCTAATCTGGCCGATATGAAAATAAACAGGATAGCAAGATGTAAAAACGCAATAAAGCTGAAAACAACGTCTGACACCTTTGAGAACTCCAAGCTGTTAGACTCAAGAATTGACGTAATGTTTATCGCTACCTGTGAAAACGCTATATTATGGGAGTCTGACAGCCATGAAAATGTAATGCAGGGTAATGAAGTTTATGTAAACTTTATTACCCAAACTAATAATGCTTGCATATTCAAAGATACAACCCCACACACCCAACAAGCTGATTGGGACAGTAATAAAGTCCAGATACAGGCATTTGACCCTTTAGGGTTGGATGTTCAAAGGTTATTAGTTAATGAATCATCCTTTGGTGTACCAAGACTTTCATTTAAGGTTGAATCTTGGCTTGGTGGTTTTGATGGCGTAAGCCCTAAAATAATAGAGGGCGAGTTTAACCAATCAAGTATTGAACTTTCCCCTGTTCAGCAAATAATGAAAGAATGGATTTATTTCAGCGGACGACAGAACAATATAAAGTTAAAAACAAGAATGGACTTAGCAAACACTCCGATAACAGCGGAAAATTCGTCAAATCCGAACGGATTTAACTCAGGTTTCCACCTTGACCGCGGGGAGTCTTTAGTTAGGTTTACTAGTGTTGGGGATATGGCGCCAGGACAGACAACTACATATTATGCTTACCATGTATTGCTGGGAGGTCAAGGGGTGAATTCTAGAGGTAGGGCGGACAGCTATATTGATATAAAGCAGGCAGCGATAAAGCCTTACTCACTATCTTTTTCAGCTTACTCAAACTCGATAAACGTTGAAAACGAGATAATAATAAGAGTTACCAACACTTCAAACACGACAATAGTTTCAGGTACTAGTTTCGATGTGTTTTTGAAAGTTGAATAAACCCTAACACTAGCGCTACACACCTAACAGTTGTATACTGTTAGGTGATTGCAATCAGGAGCATTTTAAAATGTCATACGATATAAATAACATTGTACCTATCAACGTGTCGATTTCCCCGACCGGTTTAGGTACTGCTAATTTTGGGAGTGCAACACTATTCGCTCCTGAGTCAGAATTACCAGTCGGTTTCGATACAGATACCCGACGCGTTTACACATCGCTATCAGATTTATCTGTGGACTTCGCGAGCACAACCGAAACGTACCAAGCGGCTAGTAAATGGTTGGGTGGTACACCTTCTATGAACGAGTTAACTGTTTACGGTGTCGACTCAACCGACGCAGACTGGGCGACTACTCTTAACAAAGCGCGTAACGAGTTTTGGTGGTTTTACACCTTCGTAACTGCTGACGTTTACGCATCTGTTACAGACGCTACGGAAGTTGCAACGTGGTGTAACGACAATTCGTCATGGTTTCAAAACTGTCAGACGGGCGCTAACTCTACGGCGATACGTGATATTAGCGACGATACAGACATTGCCACTGCGTTCACTACGTCAGGTTATCGATTCGCCGGTACGCTTGCGCACGCTACAGACCCTTACGCCGGTATCGCACTATGTAAACTATTCGCTAAGGTTAATTACAACGTTACAAACTCAACGATTACCGGTGAAGGTAAAGTGTTGAGTGGTGTTGCGGGTGAAGACTTGACGGGTACAGCGTACGCAGCGATGAATCTACCGACTAAAAAATGTCAATTCTATACGCGAGTAGAGAATAAAGGTTCGGTAGACTTAGGGCGTGTAATTAACACATGGTCACATAGTTCGTTCGGTGAATTTATGGATGATGTGATCAATCTTGAAGCATTTGTAAATGCGATTGGTGTGCAACTGTATAACACAGTGTTTAACCAACCGACTAAACTCGGCCAAGACGTTGTAGGTCAATCGGTACTTATCGGCGCGGCTAAAGCTATATGTGAACTTTACATTCGTAACGGTTACTTAGGTCCGCGTAATTACACCGACCCTGACGATGGTATCGAAAAATATACCGAAGGTTACGAGATCTTAACGCAACCCGAAGAGATTTTAAATCTAACCGACGCGCAACGTGACGACCGTGAATCAGCACCGTTACGTATCCGTGTATTCCGTAAAGGTGCGATACATTCTGTACCTGTTGACATTTCTGTTTATTAAGGAGTCATTAAAATGGCCTTGCAAAATTATGGTACTGACTCGTTTGTTCTATCTATAAACAGTCGTGTGATTACAGACTTCGGTGAGACCGCTTCACCGTTTCAAGACGCACCGATCAACCCAGCTAGCCAACTACGACAGGGTTTAGGTGGTGGTGCTGTACGTTTAGATCGTATAAAACCCGGTCGAACGGTACAGTTATATTTAAACCCTGGTTCGGCTGATAGCGCTTATTTACAATCACTATTTACAGCTCGTACTGAGGTAACGTTGAGTTATCAACAAGTCGGCACGCTTGAAAGCGCTGTGGGTACTGAAGGCGTTGTAACAAATGACGCGGCGAACAACCGTGCGGGTTCGACAATTTCAGACGACCAATACACGTTAGAATTTAACGGTTGGAACGCTATGAAGGGTGGTGCGTAATGTCACAAATTAAGTCAGTCACTATAAACTCAAAAACGTTTAACGTTGCTCAAGCCCCAGCGCTTGAGCAAAAGCGACTCATGTTGTTACTTGGTGGTAAGATAGCGTTTAACTCTAACGCTGCGGACGCTGATATCAATGTGAAATTACTCGTCGGTGCGTTAATGACGTTACCCGAAGAGACATTCGACAAAGTATCAAACATCGTATTGTACAAAACGTTTTTATCGGGTGCGCAAACACCAATCGATATACACTCGTTTCAGGGTGGTATGGTTGAATACTTCACGCTTGTTGCAGAAGCCGTGGCGTTTAACCTGAACGATTTTTTTACATGGCTCGACGCCGACAGAGCCGAAAGGCGAGCGAGCGAAAGACCAACGACGACGAATTAGTCGATTGGTTTTTTATGCGACCATGTGTAGGTGTGACAAATTTATGTCCACCGCTTTGCACATGGTCGCAGCTACAAGACGGCACGTATTCAATCGCGGACGTAATGCGGTTCAATATCACACTCGATGAAATGATAAGGGCGGCGGAAAGTGTCAAAAGTAATTAGTAGTTTTCTAGTCGGCCTAGGTTTCAACGTAGACCAGAAGGGCGCTAAAGAGTTTGAAGGGAGTATCGACTCGGTACGCTCTAAAGCTCTACAGCTCGGCTCGGTCGTTGCGGG